AAAAAACACAATATTAAACCAGGATCTGACGAATATATTAAATTATGGTTCTCCCGCCCTCACTTAACTGGCGAAAAACCAATCTAGTCATTAGTTTAACCAATAAATAATAGTATGGCTAGGTCATTAGAAGGTGTTCTTGTTAAAAGAGCACACAAAAAAACAAAATATACCCAAGAACAGATCCAACATGTCGCTAAATGCGCCGACCCTGATACAGGTCCGTTGTTTTTTATGGATAATTTCTTTATGATTCAGCACCCAACTAGAGGTAGTATTAGATATCACCCATGGGATTATCAGACTAGATTAATCGGAACGTATCATAATTATAGATTTTCTATATCAATGATGCCTAGACAAACAGGAAAGAGTACTAGTGCGGCTGGATATTTGTTATGGTATGCTATGTTTATTCCTGATTCAACTATTTTAGTAGCGGCACATAAGTATGCAGGTGCTCAGGAAATTATGCAACGTGTTAGATACGGATATGAAAGTTGTCCAGATCATATTAGGGCTGGTGTAGTTGGTTATAATAAAAATAGTTTAGAATTTGATAATGGTAGTCGTATAGTAGCACAAACAACTACAGAAAATACAGGACGTGGTATGTCTATATCACTTTTATATTGTGATGAGTTTGCATTTGTTCGTCCTAATATTGCTAAAGAATTTTGGACTTCTATATCACCTACTTTAACAACAGGTGGTAAAGCAATTATTACATCAACACCCAACTCAGATGAAGATCAATTTGCACTTATATGGAAATTAGCAAATAAATGTGAAGATGAATATGGTAATATAGCAAAAATAGGAACGAATGGGTTCAGAGCATTTAGATCATATTGGAAAGAACACCCTGAAAGAGATGAGGCATGGGCAGTTACAGAGCGTAATAATTTAGGTGAAGAACGATTCAGACGTGAACATGAATGTGAATTTATTATTAATGATGAAACTTTAATTTCGTCAATTAAACTTTTAGATTTACAAGGGATTGATCCTCACGACATAACAGGTCAAGTACGTTGGTATGAAAAACCTAAAAAGGACGTTTTATATGCAGTAGGATGGGATCCTAGTCTAGGTACAGGTGGTGATCCGGCCGCAATACAGGTTTTTAATGCTAAGACATTAAATCAAGTAGCAGAATGGAAACATAATAAAACTAATATACCCCGCCAAGTTAAAGTTTTTACACAAATTATAGATCGGCTTGCTGAGGAGTCTGGTGATATGAACCAGGTATATTATTCTGTAGAAAATAATACTATTGGCGAAGCGGCAATATTGAGTATTGCAGAATATGGCGAAGATAATATTCCAGGAATATTTCTGTCAGAAACTAAAAGAGCGTCGGGTAGCAGAGTTTTTCGTAGAGGGTTTAATACTACACACCAATCAAAGTTATCAAGTTGTGCTAAATTAAAAAATTTAGTGGAATCTGGACGTTTAAAAATAAAATCTAAGGCACTGGTTTCAGAATTAAAGACATTTGTAGCATATGGTACAAGTTTTTCGGCAAAACCAGGCGAAACTGACGATTTAGTAATGGCTTTGGTGTTAGTCATACGTATGTTACAACAATTAAAAGAATTTGATAGAGGTCTTAGTGAAACTATGACAGACCATGAAGATGCTATTCAAGAACCTATGCCGTTTATCCTTTTCTAGCTTAAATGACACATTAAGATAAATACGTTATCATGGTATCATTAGAACAGACCCGACAAGATTTATTCGATATTCTTCTAGCAAAGAATTTTAAAGTATCTATTCGTAATTCAATGGGCAAAGAAATTCAAGATGCATCAGAAGCAGATTTATTTAGTTTTGAATATAATAGTAACGATAATCATTATGGTACTGTAGTCATTACTATTGATAAAGATAATGATGCTATAGAAGTATTCTATAGTGATACCTTGGGTAAAGGTATGGAGGCTGAGGATAAAAATATTTGGTATGACTTTTTGTATCAAATACGTCAATTTGCTCGTAGACATATATTAAATTTTACATTGAAAAATATTAACAAGTTAAAATATGCAATGCAGTCTATGAGTACTGTTCAAGAAAGTAAATATTATGGTTATAAAAAAACATCATATACTAATCAACCACAAAAAACAAAATTAAAAATAGTACACACTAAACCAGTAGAAGAAGGTCAACAACGATTTAGAAATGTTAAAGCATTATATGTTGAAAATTCAGCTGGTGAGAGATTTAAATTACCATTTATTAAAATTTTTGCTGGAAAAGCTATGGCAAGACATGTATCTGAAGGTGGAAATCCTTATGATGCAGTTGGTCAATATATTTGTGAATTAGTTGATGATATACAAACATTAAGTAAGTTTACACGTTATGCTAAAGGACAAGAATGGCAAGAAGTACAGTCTGAAGGGTTAAGTGAACGTGGTATTAGACATTTAGGTGATGTTAAACGTAAAGTTAGACGTATGATCGGACGTAGAGGTTATAAAGAAGAAGTCGAGGCGTTTGAAAAGCAAGATACTCAATTACAAAAAGAAACAGTCAATCGTATCAAAGAATTATTCACAGAAAAGTTATTAGATTCAAGAATTGAAGAAGCCCTACCAATACTTGCAAAATTAGAAGTACGTGATATGGATGAAGTTGAAGCATTTAACGCATGGACTAATGAAACTGATGTAACTGATGTATCAGAACCTGAAGAAGTATATGTTCCTACAGTAGGTGATAGTATTAAAACTATAGAAGGTGATACCGCCGGCACTATAGAAGAAATAAAATTATTTGATAATGCAGTAATATTTAGATCAAAAGATGGAAAATTACATAAAACTGATATGGATAATGTAGAACCAAATACAATGGGTGAAGGAGCAGAGCCAGCAGAAATTGACCCAGTGGGTGACTTAACAACTATAACTAAAGCAGAATGGAAAAAAACACATAAAGATTTTAAGGGAATAATTGATGGCAAACCATATATGTTATACTTAGATCCAGATACGCAAGGCACCATATCAGTACCTGTAAAACTTGTTGATGAGAGTAAGATGAAATCACTTTCAGAAGAATTAGACAGAGGTACATTAACCGAAAAAGGCAGAATAGAAGATATTTACGAAGGTAAAATAACTAATTTTATAAATGGATTGGTAGCGGCCGGTGTTATTACAGCTGGAATAGCATCATCAACGACAATAGATGACGCTATAAACAATCGTGTACCAGTTGTTAAAGTAATGAAAGCTGATTTAAATCAAGCTAACCAAAGTGGTGATGATGAGTTAGCAGGCCAAATTAAAGATGAATTAGATAATGTTATATTAAGATTAAATACTGGTAAAGATATTAATTATGTCACAAAAATGCAGGACAAGTATCTATAATGAAAATTTTTGAAGTAACAATGCATGAAGATCTTTGGAGCAATTTACAATCAATTTCCAAAGGTATATTTTATAGAGCAGAAGAAAAAGCAACTGGAAAAGGTACAGGATTAGCCGCAATGGGCGATGGCGTATATCTTACCTGGGATAAAAGTTCTGCAGACTATTTTCTAACTCAATTAACAGACGGTGTAGTAAAAAAATATAAAGTTAAGCCTGGATTAAAAATGGCTGATAAAATATCTGATGAATTTGGAGAAATAAAAATAAAAATGGGTTTCCAACCTTGGGAATATAGTAATGATCCAATGTTTGGTCCTATGTTAAAAATGGCATTACAAGATAAAGGGTATGATGGAGCAATAAGTGACAATCCAGTAGAAGGTATTGTTATATTTGATCCTAGTAATATAGAAGAAGTTAAATAAAATACATAATGAATAAAATACGCACATAATGGTGCGTTTTTTTATGGTTTCTGTTTCGGTAATATAAATACTAGACATAAGAGTAATATACATATATAATTGTTTATAAATGTATTTTACAGATTTATGTAAGGCATATTAAAAGGCAAATTAAGGCATATAAGGAGACATATAATGGCAACATTAACTGAAATTCGTGCTAAACTGCAAGCCGCAGAGACAAAAAATACCGGCAATTTCGTCGGCGATAACGCTATATATCCACACTGGAATATCAGAGAAGGAGAGAATGCAACACTTAGATTCTTACCCGATTCCGACACCAGCAATTCATTTTTCTGGGTTGAACGAGCAATGATTCGATTACCGTTTAATGGTATTAAAGATCAACCATCGGATAATAAAAATCCTTTAGTTCAGGTTCCGTGTGTAGAAATGTGGGGAGACGCTTGTCCTATCTTAGCTGAGGTTCGTACCTGGTTTAAAGATAAAGGACTTGAAGATCTTGGTCGCAAATACTGGAAAAAACGTAGTTATATTTTTCAAGGGTTTGTACGTACAAATCCAATGGATGAAGAAACTACTCCAGAAAATTCAATTCGTAGATTTATCATGAGTCCGCAACTTTTTACTATTATTAAGGCCGCACTCATGGATACTGAATTAGAAGAATTACCAACTGATTATGTTAGGGGTTTAGATTTTCGTGTACAAAAAACCCAGAAAGGTGGGTATGCTGATTATACTACTTCGAATTGGGCTAGAAAAGAATCTGCAATAACAGCAGAGGAACAAGCCGTTATTGATCAATATGGTCTATTTAATCTTGCTGATTTCTTACCAAATAAACCAAGTGAGCAAGAATTAAAGGTCATGAAAGAGATGTTTGAAGCAAGTGTTGATGGCAGACCTTATGACGTAGATCGTTGGAGTGCATATTATCGTCCGGCCGGAATGTCGGCAACTAATGCCAATCCAAAACCGGTAGTAACTGAAGCATCACCAGAGGTTGTAGCTACAGCGTCAACAACGCCAACAACTTCGGTGCAAGAACCAGTAGCTGAAACTACTGCTCCAGCAGAAGAGAAGCCAAGCGGTCAAAAAGCCGAAGACATTCTTGCAATGATTCGTGCTAGACAAAATAACGCATCATAAGTTGTAATAATAAGTATAGCGGTAATTTTCTTGCCGTTATACTTTTATATAATTATAATTATGAAGATTGCAATAACTGGACATAGTGCCGGAATTGGCCAGGCTCTCGCCAAAGTTTACAAATCAAAAGGTCATGAAATAATTGGATTGAGTAAACGTAATGGGTATAACATACGCAATTTACGTAAAATTGTCCCTATGATTGAACCCTGTGATATGTTTATTAGTAATGCCCAAGAAGGGTATGCACAAACTGAATTGTTATTTGATGTTTATGAGGCCTGGAGAGGCCAAAGTGGCAAAAAAATTATTATAATTAGTACACAAATGACTAGTTTTCCTATTTCAGTAATACCAGGTCATGATATGACTAAGTATCATCATCAGAAGGTTACTTTAGAAGAGGCATATAAACAGTTACTTAATAATAAAGATTGGCCAAAATTAATATTAATTAAACCAGGTGCTGTTGGTACACAACCCAATCAACAAACACCTTACCCTTATGCAGATGTAGATAGTTGGGCTCAAACTGTTGTTAATATATTAGAATGTGCAGGTCCTGATATGGAGGTTACTGAGCTAACATTGGTTGTAAATTACCGTGACATTTGATCACAAAAAATATCTTACTAATAAAAGTTTTTGCCCTTTGCCGTGGACAGGAATGTTTGTAGACGTTGACGGAACTGTAAAAAATTGTATTGTAGCCGGAGATATAATTGGTGATTTAAAAGAAAAAAGTATTGGTGAGATTCTAGATGGAGAAAAAAATAAACAAATAAAACAAGATATGTTGCGTGATGCAAAACCTAAAAGCTGTTCTGCATGTCATTTATTAGAAAAAAATAAAAA